AAAGGAGAGTGCCCGTGGAGCCTGAGTGCTTGGAACCGTGGCACTCTCCTTATTATCCCTTGGAAAGGCGAACCAAGAGATTTAGGCGATTTAGAAGGTATAGTTTATGTCCATACTAATGCGAGTCCTAGACTACTTAAAAAACTGGAACAACGACTTAACTGCAGAGATGAGAATTGTGAATACCTTTACAGTCATCCTGATTATAAGCATTATTCTGCACCATATCCTTGCCTAATACAGCAAAATAGAGCCTATTTAACACACTTAAGAAATAAACTAAATAAATAACGCAAAGACACAGTGTCTTTACATAACATAACTCTAAGGAGGCGAGGCAACAATGGCCGTACAAGAAACATTGGTAGAAGAAGCAGCAACTGACGCTGAAGTCACAAACACTGAGAGTCAGGCACAAGAAGCAGCAGTAGAGTCTAAGACCTACACACAGGAAGAAGTTGATAACATGATGGCACGCATGCGCGGGTCACTTGAAAACAAACTTCTAAAACCCTACAAGGAATTAGGGGATCCAGAAGAACTGCGTCAATTGAAAGAACAAGCTGAACAACAGAAGCAGCAGGAACAGATTGAACGCGGTGAGTTTGAAAAAACACTTCAGGATTTGGCTGCTAAGAAGGATTCTGAAATTCAGAGAAGAGATGAGATTATCAAGGAATACAAATTGAACGCACCTTTGCTCAACGCAGCCGCGAAGTACAATTCAGTTAATCCTGAGCAAGTGAAAAGCCTGTTACAAACACAGCTTACACTTAATGACTCAGGTGAGGCTGTAGCAGTAGATTCAAGTGGTGCAATCCAGTATGATGATTCTGGCAAACCAAAGGGCGTGGACGCACTAGTCCAAGAGTTCCTAACAGCTAATCCACATTTTGTGCAACCATCCGCAAGCACTGCAAACACCAGTTCTAACACTGGCGTTAATGTGCAGAAAGAAGTTGATATCTCCTCACTGGACATGAAGAATCCAGAACATAGAAAATTATATGCGCAGATGCGCAAAAAGAAATAAGCCTATATAGAGGAGAAACTTACCAATGGCTAATAATACCACAATAAACAACGAACTGTTTACTAATCTGCTTGCAGAAGCTCAGTTCGCTGCATACGAAACTTCAATCGCACGTCAAATCGTAACACCTTTTGACTATCCTGCTAACGCTGGTAGCACGCTACAAGTGCCAATCTATTCAAGCGTTACTGCTGTAGATTTGAGTGAAGGCCAGGCACCATCCAGTGCTGACACCAACACCACAAGTGCTACAGTTAACCTAAGTGAAGTAGGTACCTACTTCCAGGTAACAGACTTCCTTCGTGATTCCGCTGAAAGAGATGTAATCTCTGATCTTGGCTTCAACGCAGGACGCGCTATTGCTGAAAAAATGGACACTGACGTATTCAGCCTGTTCTCCAGCTTCAACAATTCAGTTGGCGTTGAAGATTCAGCTGTTACTGTTGACAACATTTTTGAAGCAGTTGCTACACTACGTCAGAACAAGATTGTTGGTCCGCTAACTGCTGTTCTTGGCCCACGTCAGGCACTTCAACTCAAGAAAGAACTTGCTACTGCTGGTGGTGCAAACCTAACAGCTTCAGAAATTGGTAGCTCAGTTCTTAGAGAATACTACATTGGCTCAATTGCTGGTGTCCAGGTATTTGAAAGTTCTTTGGTTGATCAAACTGTTGACAGTGACTCAGACACAGAACTTAACACTGTTGGTGCTATTTTTGCTCCTACTGCAATTGGTCATGCCATGCGCGGCGGTGTTAACATGGAAACACAGCGTCAGGCTGCCAAGCGTGCTGAAGATATCATGATGCACGTCGTTAAGGGTGAAGTAATTCTACAGAACAACCACGGTGTTAAAATCGTAGGTTCAGCCAGCGACTAAGGAGTAGGTAATGGCTTTTATTGAAGAAAACGGTACTGTAATCAGTTTTGCGGAATTTGACGATGTTCAAGACCGTGACAAAAGGCTGTTTGAAATCAATGAAGGCCTTACTGATTTCTATGTAGAGGAACTGCTAGTCAGGGCAACGGAGCGTATTCTAAATAAACTTCGTGCCACTGACTGGTGGTTTAAGGGCTATCTAAAACGCAACCCTTCAACTGATATTGAAGACGCTGCGGACATTCCAGCCCTTGATATCAATCGTATTACTGGTAGAAAAAAGGATTTTACGGATCTCTGTGTGTATTTTGCATTAGCAGAATATATCTATCCCACAGTTGCTGACTTTGGCAATGAAGAGGATTCAGAGAGAAACAAAATGGCTTACTACACCAACAAATACGAAGGTTTATATCAGGAACTGGTTACCTCAGGTGACTGGTATGACTGGGATGATGATGGAGAAATTACCAATAAGGAAAAAGATCCTGGTAAAATTAACCTCAAGAGAGTAAGATGAGAGAACAGATAATTGAATATTTGAAAAGACAGAACCTAGGAGGACTTGGTCTTTCTACTGATCTGCCATTTTCTGATTCAGGAGTAAGTTTATATCTTCAGAAACCAAAAACGGTGTATGTTGATATAGCACAAACTGAACTAGAACCAATACTTCAAACACTAGGCTCACATACTATCTCAAATGAAGTCCAAACTGCAAGTTGTTTCTTTACAGTTGATGCCAAACTACAGCTTCCACAGTACGCAGACATAGTTAACGCTATAAAGGGTGCTAAAGACGCTGTAGATATAGGTGGTGTCAGCAATAGAGATGCTACTACTTCTACGAGTTACGAAACAGATTTACTTGTCACTCAGATTGACATCATATTGACAAAACTAGCGAAATAAGGAAAACACTATGTCAAATTATATCTATCCAGCACCAGGCGTAGATGGCGTTGAAGTAACACTGGGCCTCTCAGTTGCTGCTAACAATGCTTCTACTCCTGAACTTGACGTTCCTGCACTACAGGACGTTACTGTAAACGCTGCTAACGACACCTTTACTTGGGAACAGCTTGATGAAGGCTCCAAGAAACAGGTGGCAACCACTGCTACTAACAGTCTTTCAATGAATATTGTTCTTGATCAGACTGTGTTCTTTGGTGACGACACAGCTCAGTCAGGCGAAGCAGACTTCAAGGGCGTCTTTGGACTATCCTCAGACAAAGACCTTGTTGACTTTGAACTTTACCTGGGTGATCCCAGTGATCAACAGGGCAGCGGCACAGGCAAAACCATCTCAGGACAGGGTTATATCACTGGTCTAGCACCAACTGTAAGCGCTGATTCTCCTGTATGGGTATCGCCAATTACTATTACTATCACAGGTGACTACACAGTTTCCTAAGATAACACAATAGTGGAAAAGAGGGCAGTCTTGGCAACAGGGCTGCCTTTTTATTTGGCTAAATAACTGTGATTGAAAGGAAAAAGACCAATGGATCTAATTGATAAAAAGACAGACAGTGAATTGCTTGATTCAGTTCTTGCTGAAATAGCAAAATCAAACAATGAAATAAAATGTGCTAAACAGGACCTTGAAAAAGCACATAACAGACTTAACTTTTGTTTAGTCTTAGCGAACAAATTGATAGATAGACAAGGAGATCAAAAATGAAACTCGCAGAACTCGCAGCCGCACCCAAACTAATCCAAATCACAATAGACGACGCTGACACCGTAGAAGCCTACGGCGAACCAGTTGAATTCTGGGTATACGATCGTCAGGATATGGACACCTTTATGAAACTTGCTAACGTAGGTGAAAACAATATGGGTGAAATAATCAAAGTTGTAAACTCAATGGTAAGGACTGAAGACGGCGAATGTTTCCTAGGTGAAGACAAGGTACTTCCTATGGATCTAATGCTTAAGGTAATTGAAGAGGTAGTATCACAGTTGGGAAACCCCCAACGCCAGACTTTGGAAGCCTAACTCCTGCTACCAATGCCTGGCTCACAATAGATTTTATATCTAAAAGGTATGGAGTTTTACCCAGTAAGCAACTGGAAGAGGGCAACACAATTGACATCTTTGTAGCCAACCTTGGCGTAGAGTATGAAAGTTACCTACACAAGAAGCATGAGAAAGGACACACAGCAAGTGAACCTAACACAGACAAGCTACAGAGTATGTTAGACAAAGTAAGACAAAAGAAGCATGACAGTAAGAATACGCAGAAATAGAATTAAGAAAAATGTAGGCGAAGTACGCAAGCGTTTTTCTACTCTGCCTAAACTAGCATTTAAACACTGGCGTAAAATTACTCCCAAGGATACTGGTAATGCTCGCAGACGCACACGCTTACGCAAGGATGAAATACAAGCACGTTATCCTTATGCTGAACGTCTTGACAATGGTTACAGCAAGCAAGCACCTGATGGTATGTTTGAACCAACTGTTGATTTTATCAAAAAAACCACAAAGAAAATGCTGAGGAAACGATAGATGGCTGATTTAGAATATACCGTTGGTGTTAACACAAGAAGGGCACAACAGAGTTTACAGAGACTTAACCGCAGGGTAAATGACACCTCAGAAACATTTGGCAGACTGAAAGGCGCTATTGCTGGATTAGCTGTTGGTGCTTTTATTCAACAGACGTTTCAGGCTGCTGCTGCTATTGACAACATTTCAAGAGCCACAGGCATAGCAACACAGACCATAGTTGGATTCTCAGATGCATTTATTCAGGTTGGTGGCACTATTGACCAAAGCAGAGATGCTATTTCAGACTTCAGTCAAAACCTGGGTGATGCAAGACTGGGTGCTGCTGAACTTCAAGAAGCGTTTCAGAAAGCAGGCGTTAGTTTAGAAGACCTTGCCACACTATCAGCACAAGATACATTTAGAGCAACGATTCAGGGTCTTGCTGACATGGAAGACAGAAGCCAAGCAGCTTTTGTTGCCATGCGCATATTTGGTGAAAGTTTCAAAGGCTTGCCTATAGAAGATTTGAACAGAAGACTGGATAATTCTATAGACTCGTCTGGCGAAGCAGCAGAAGCTTATGAAACTGCTGGCAGAGCAGTGCGTAACCTTAGTGGTAATCTTCAGATATTGCGGCAAGAAGTGCTGATTGGTCTTGAACCGCTGGCAGAACTAACAGCAAATCTTGCTGAAAATGCTGAAACTGTTAGATCTCTCATAAGAGCCATTACTAATCTTGCTATCGCTCTAGGCGGGTTACTGTTTATAAGCAAAATAGGAAGAGCCTTTACAGGGTTTGCTAACGTTGCAAAAGGTGCGCTAGGCGCTGTTACAGGGGCTGTAACTGTGTTGAGAAGAAATATAGGAACACTGCTTGCAGGCTTGGGCAATCTGTTTACTGCTATGACTGGACGTGGTCCTGCTACACTTGCTACTAGATTTGCAGCAATTGGCATGCAAATAGGACCTGTGCTTGCTATAATCGCCAGGCTTATCCCACAAATTGCTGCACTAACAGCAGCATTGTTTGTGTTAAACGAAGCTATTAGACTTGTAACAGGCGCTGGTTTGTTGGAATGGATAGGCAAAGCTGCAGACGAAATGGAACGCTTTTTGTCACAAAGCACATTAGCAGGTCAGGCCATTGCAGCACTCAGTAGCGCATTTGGAGAAGATCTAGAAGTTCGTGTAAGATCAACTAATCCTGGACGCCCAGGTGGTGAAAGTGGAGAACGCAGTGCTACTAGAAGAGAAGAAGTAGAAAACAGAGTAGTAGATGCGCTTGCTGCTCAAAAGTCACAGATTGACAGCATTGTTCGTGGTTATGAAACACAAAATGATCAACTGCTGAACAGCCTTAGAATACAACGCGAACAGGTTGATATGACTGACAGGCAGGTTGCAATCCAAGACCGTCTTATCAGTTTTACAAGTCAGTATGAACAGCAGATAGAAAACCTTAAAACACGCCGTCGTGAATTAATGGCAGAAGAAGACAAGAACCGTGCTGTGATTGAACAAATTGATGCTGCCATACAGAGAGTTACTGAAGAATACCAAGCACAGTATCCAGAAGTGCTGCGTCTGTCACAGGAAATACAAAACACACTGGAAGCAGAAGAAGCAAGACGTATTGCTGCTGAAAAAACAGCAGAAGCGCAGCGTTTGGTAAGAGACGCAGTTGGTCAAACCAATGACTTTCTAGTAGGTTTAGGCGAAAGCACAGAAGACCTACGTCGTGAAATGCTTGAATTGGACATGACACCATTAGAGCGTCAGATATTCAGAATAGAAAACAGAATCAATCGCGACGCTACTAGAGCCATTCAGAATCTATACGACCAACTGCAAAATGTAGAAGATCCTGAAGCAAGGGCACAACTTGAACAGCAAATCAAACGCATTGAAGACCGTGCTGCGCAGGCAATTGAAGCACAAACAGAACTTGCTAGACAGAGCTATGAAATACAACGCAGTTTCAGTCAG